GCGGCATGCCCATCGGGCCGCCGAGCGTCTGCTCACGCTGGATGCCAGAACGTCGCCACGTGACGAACGGCAGCGACGCCGACGCCGGGGCCAGCACCGGGTAGATGCGTGAACTCACCAGCGACGTGACGGCCGTGGTGCCGACCAGGGCTGTACGGAGGACGGCTTCTGGGGATTTGAGGCTCATCTGCCGCCAGCCCTTCCTTTGAATGGATTGGCCATTTCCTTGATGGCGTTATTTAGGGCGGCAGTCATCTCCTTTGTGAGATTTGCCGAGACCTGCGACCGCGTACGCTCGAACGCAGTCTTCACCGGCGGAACTCCTGCCTTTCCGCCCAGCGGGAACTTTCCGAGATCTACGGTAGTTCCCTTCTTGGCTACCTTTACGAAGCCTTTTGGCGGCTTCGGCTTGGTAGTCACCGCACCAGATCGCCGTGCGACAACAACTTTCACTGCACCGCTTCTCTTGAAACTGCTGGCGATGTTTCCTTTAGTGCGACGCTCTTTGGTGCCGAACTCGACAAACCCTTGGTGGTAGCCTTTTTCGTTTGACTTAGCGTCCTTCTTGCCGCGTGGCGGTGCGGTATACCCGACAAGTGCCACGCCAGACCCAGTCTTTGTGTACCGCTTGGTCTTTTTACGAATTGCCCGTTTCAGGTTTCCTGTTGGGCCTCGCGGCGTCAGTGTCTTGAGCATCTGAAAGCCGGGCTCCAAGGCACGGCCCAAGGCAGCCGCCATGTACTTAGCCGAGATATTCTTCGGCAAAGACCTGAACGCAGCCTTGAGTTCCTCCAGTTCGGGGAACTCCACACTGACTTCGATGCCGCCTGCCATCACGTCACCTCTTCGCAGATGGCGACGTGTTCGCTGCGGTTGCCGTACTCGAGCAGGCTGACAATGTTGAGCGTCCGCGTACGCCAGGCGAAGCGATCGCGCTGCGTCAGGCCAGGCAGATAACGCATCCGCACCCGGTGCGTGATCGTCGTGTCTTGCTGGCCAGCCGCCAGAGCCTCGCGGGCCGAGACGCCTTCCACGCTCGCCCACACGGCTGACGAGTTGCTCCACGACAGGACCGTCTCGCCGAGAGTGTTTGTGGCACCGCTGGCGACCTGCACCGTAACACGCTCGCGGAGCTTGCCTGGGTCGATCACCGATAGGCCCCCCACCGCTGCGAGTCGAGCAGGGACTGCACGCCGTACGGCACCTCCTGCGGCACGGCACCGGTCGCCATCACAGCCTGGCGGCTTTCGTACCAGTGGCCCACCAGCATCAGGATCGCGTGCCGAATCGCCGCCGGCACACTCGTGCCGCTCGCCCCGTACCCGCCCCACCACGTCACGCTGATGGCGTTGTCATCCCGCAGATGCGGCGGCCACGTCTGGCCATAGAGCGTCTTCACGGTGCCAGGCGTGCCGGCCCGGTCCACGCGGTAGCTCGCCGTTGAGTAGGTGGACGTGGTGCCGTTCTCAAACGTGAACGTCAGAGCCACCGCCGTGGCCGTGCCAGCGGCAGCCATTGGCGGGCGTGGCAGTTCGATGTCGTGCGTCCCGTCCGGCGGGAACGTGTCAAACCGCACCACCCACTGCGTATGCACCAGCGTGCGGTCGAGATACTCTTCGCACCACTCACGGGCCGCAGCAATCAGCGTGCCGATGTAGGTATCATCGTCGCTGGTATCGACCCGCAGGTGGGCCTTGGCCTCGGCGAGCGTGACGGGCTCAACCGCTGGCGGCGTCGCTCTGGTCAGACTTCGGTACTGCACGGCGTCCTCGTCTCCTGGGCGTGGCGTCTGCCGTCTCGGCGTCGTGCTCGATGGCGGCCGTCTCGATCAGATCCTGCTGCCGGTCTTCGATGGCCACGCCCTGGGCCACCAGCTGCGTCGCCAGCCCGCCCGTCATCTCTACCGACTGCCCCTTGCGGTAGGCACGCCACGCACGGGTAAATGTGATTTTCTTCATTGAGGCACACTCCATGCAGACTCGGGGCGCTTCAGCGTGTTCGTGAACTCTGTGGCCCACTGGAAAACAGGGCTGCTGAGATTCTTGCCGGGCCACGTCACCACGTACTCGCCGTGGCCTAGCACGACGCGGGGCGAAACGTAGACCTTATTGCCGCTCTCTCGCCAGTTCTTCCAGAACCAAATATCGTCATCGACGCGGCCTTCATGCCACGAGCCGTCAGGGCCGGGCTTGCTCCAGAACCACGGCTTCTTGCACCGCTTGAGTGCGGCCGTGCTGATGACTGTGAGCCCGAAGTGGGCACTGTCCACTTCCTGCACCGGCTCGGCAAACCACGCCTTGTCCACCTTGGTGCTGCCGTCTGGCGGCGGATTGTCCAGCATGCCTTTCAGCGTGAGCATCGGGCGACCGTCTTCCCGTTTCGTCTGCAGGCCCGTGATGGCGTCGCACTGGAAGGTCATCGCCAGGGCGAAAAGGTGCTCGATGTCTTCCTTCGTGAAAAACGTGTCGTAGTCGATGGCCAGCAGGTATTCGGCCTTGTCAATGAACTGTTCCATCACGCGGGTGTTCACCTGGCTCCAGAACGCACCAGTGCCCATCGTGGGGCGAATGCCGAGCGGCATGAGTGCCTGACACCAGGCGAAATGGTTGGCCGTAAAACTCAAGCGCGGCATCGACAGGATGGCTTCCACACGGATGTCAACTTCCGTGCCGCCGACCTTGACCAGCATGCGTGCCTCAACAAAAGAGAGCGGGCCGCCCCGTTGTGGAGCGGCCCGCCCAGTTTGCACTTCACGTCAAGCCGTCAGGCTCACGCACCCTTGAGGGCGATGACCGGGCCAGCGACCGTGTCGCTGCCGAGCGTGTGCCACGAGATCGCCACGCGGGCGGTCGCACGCAGCACGGTCTGGTCGCTCAGGAAGGCCACCTCGGAGCTCGACGCAAGGTCGATGCCCTGGCGGGTGCCAAAGATCGCCGCGTTGGCGAAGTTGGCATACAGAGCCATCACGTTGCCCGTCTGGTCGCCGGCACCAGGCATCTCGTCGGTGAGCACCACGGGCTTGCCCATGAAGGTCAGGCCCAGGCCCTGCGTCAGGCCGACCGACCCGCCCTGGGCGGCGTCGAGGGCCTGCATGCAATCCGCGAAGAAGTACGGCGAGACGTACCACTTCGCACCGTTCTGGCTGTGGGAGGGCATCAGGGCCATCATCCGCAGCAGGTTGGCCTTGGTCACCTCATCCGGCGTGTCGCCGGCAGCCGTCACCAAGCTCGCGGCGTAGGTCGCCGAGGTGCCCGCGAGGATGCCGTTGCTGGTCAGGATGCCAGCCACGCTCGGAGCCGAACCCGAGTTGCCGTTGAACGCGATGTTCTCGATCGCGTTGGTGAGGCACAGGGCGAGCTCTGCCGCAATCCAGTCGGCGTAGGCCGCCGGGTTGACCGCGTCCGAGAGGAGCTCGTTGGCGATCTTGGTGGCAGCCGTGCACTTCTTCGCCGTCAGCGTCACCTGGGTCGAGGTGGGGTCGCTGTCGGTGATCGCCACGTTCTCGTTCTGCCAGTTGACGGTCGCACCGGCCGTCCGCTTCGGGACGAGCACCACGTCGCTCGGCATCTGAATGTTCAGAGCGTTGGACGCGAAGGCCGAGTTCTCGGTGACGAGACGCAGCACGGTGTCGGACAGGAGGATGTCCGGCACGAACGCCGCACCCGTGGTCGAGCCCGTCGAGCCCTGGGCACGCACCTCGATGCCGGCGTCTTCGCACCACCGCTTGGCGTCGGCGTCGCGGAGAAGCGTGGCCTTCAGCTGCATGCCGCTCTTGAAGGCGTCCTCGTGCGAGCGGAAAGCCTTGAGCTTGCCACGGAACGGAACCGCCTCGATGCGAGCCTTCGGCTCGTCGGAACGCACCTCGGGAGCCGGGGTGCAGCGGTCCACGACGCTGCGGAGATTCTTCGCCGAGTCGGCAACCGACTTCTCGAAGTCGATCTTCTTGGCGAGCTTGGCGGCGTCGGCCGTCAGCGTCTCGAGTTCGAGGTCACGCTCGGCGATCTTGTCCGCGTCGCCTTCGATGGCCCGCACGGCGTCGATCCGGTTGGCGAGGGTAACGGCCTCGTCCTGCAGCTTCTTGAGGTTGTCCACGTGTGTTCTCCGCCGGCGGTATTGCCGATGGAGTTCACGGTCGCACTAACGGGCATCCCTCTTGCAGAAGCGAACTTCGGAAACTGTTGTTTTTACAAACACCACGCCACGAGCACCGCATCGCGGGCAGCGTAGATACCGCTGCCGCTCGTCACCGCACGGGCGCGAAGAACGGCACCGTAACTTCTCGCCGCACGTGCAGCGGGCGTCAGCCATTGCGAAGCCTCAGAGATGCAGCCCAGGCGGCGGCGACGCCCCGCAGGGCCGAACGCGAACGATCCGCCTGGGCCGCAGGCTCGGGCGTGGGCTCGGTCTGCGACGCAAGCCACGCTTCGTAGGAACGCTGGGCCACGGTTACGCTGCTGGCAGGGTAGGCAGGCGTGAGCACGACAGACACGTCAACCAAACTCGACACCTCGCGGATTTCCCGCACGGCACCTTGCTCATCACTGGTCCAGCGTTCGCCGGTCCTCATGTCCACGGAGAACGCGAACGAACTGCCACGCAGGTCACGACGGCGGACGAGCTCGAGCGTATCCCGTCCCACCTGCGTATCGGGCGGCGTCACGACGTACCGCAGGCCCTTGTCATCGCTTGAGAGCTCCAGCGTGCCCGACGAAGAGCGGCCCAGGATTAGGTCGCTGTTGTGATTCAACAGGGCGACCACGTCCTGTTTGCCACGCTGGCGATTGAGAATCTTGTCGAACGCACCGGGCAGGATGATCTCGCGGAACTGGGAGCCGCCTTCCCGCAGCGGCAGGCTGAAGCGGTTGTAGACGGCGGCGTACCCGACGAGCACCTGCGTGCCGTTGGCTCGCGTCTCAATCGTGAGCTCGGCCTCGGGCACTTCCTCAAAGGCGAGGCAGCGGCGTTCAAGTTCCATCGGTCGTGTCCTCCTCTTCGGCCTGGTCTTCGGCGTCATCGGCCGGTGTGTCTTCAGCCTCGACTGGCGGCTCGGGCATCGGCTCCGGTGCTGGCGGCTCTTGGCCGATCTTGTCCAGCGTGGTCATGTTGAGTTGCACAAAGTGCTTGTCGCCTTCCGGCCCGATTGGGTTGAGGTTCTCAAGCTCGCGGATCTCGTTGATCGTCATCCAGCCGTTTTGCAGGGCTGAGACGTAGTAGGCAGACCGGCTCGCGTGGTCGCCACGCAGTAGGCCACTCACGCTGTGCTCGGCGAAGTACCGCTCGTCGTCCACGATCAGGTCACGGCTGATCGCGGCTTCCCACCGCTTGAGATGCGGCAGCAGGCAGTGCTGCACAAACTCCGTGCCCTGCACCTCGATGTTGCTGTACGTCGAGCGGGTCAGGTCTTGGATCATGTGCGGCGGCACACGAAACGCCCGGCAGATCTCGATCACCTGATACTGCCGCGTCTCAAGGAACTGGGCCGCCTCGTTGCTGCCGCTGAGCTCGTGAGCCTTCACGCCATTCGGAAGGACTGCCGTGCGGTGTGCTCGATCCGGCCCCCGGTGCATCCGCTCCCACTGCTCACGCAGACGCTCGGCTGCCTCGGCCGGGATCGGGTTGTCGCTCTCCAGCACGATGCCCGGCCGGGCACCGTTGCCGAAGTAGGTGGACCCGTGGGCCTCCAACGCCTGGGCCAGCCCGATGGCGTTCTGAAAAATCTTGTACGTGGGAATCGCCTTGATGCCGTCTTCGGTCGTAAACCGCAGGGCGAATATCTGCTCTTGGCTGTAGACCGTCTGCCGGCCGCTCGGCTCGCGGTAGCGATACCGCAGCGTGCCGTCTTCCAGCCGCTCGGCTTCCATCCGAGACGAGTGCAGCGGCCACAGTTCCGAGACGGCACCTCGAGCACCTGGGCGAATCTCGGCGTAACTCGCACCGTAGTGGAGGTACATGCCCGTCATCCAATCCCGAAACTCTTGGGCCGTCTGCCACGGGTTGGGCTGCATGTGCAGCAGGCGATACACGGGGTGGCTCGTGGCCTTCTGCTTGCCACCG